GGTGTTGAGGTGGGGGTGGCCTCGACCAAGGCCTTCACCACCCAGTTGGCGGCCTTGTTTTTATTGACGCTGGTGCTGGCCAAGGTCAAGCATCGGTTGAGTGCCCAGGAAGAAGCCCGGCATTTGTATGCCATGCGCCATTTGCCTGCAGCCTTGCAAGCGGTGCTCGCTTTGGAGCCCTTGGTGATGTCTTGGGCCGAGGATTTCGCGAAAAAAGAAAATGCACTGTTTTTGGGGCGCGGCTTGCATTATCCGATTGCGCTTGAAGGGGCCTTGAAGCTCAAAGAGATCAGCTACATCCATGCCGAGGCCTATCCTGCGGGTGAATTGAAGCACGGCCCTTTGGCTCTGGTCACCCAGGCCATGCCCATTGTGACGGTCGCCCCCAACGATGTCTTGCTGGAAAAATTAAAGAGCAATATGCAAGAGGTGAGAGCAAGGGGTGGGGTGCTGTACGTGTTGGCCGATCAGGGGACGCACATCCAGTCCGAAGAGGGCTTGCACGTGATCCGTATGCCCGAGCATTATGGTGAGTTGTCTCCTCTCTTGCACGTCGTACCCCTGCAGTTATTGGCTTACCACACGGCACTTAAAAGAGGTTCTGATGTGGACAAACCACGTAATTTAGCAAAGTCGGTCACAGTGGAATAGTCAAGCAAGTGATTAACTTTAGTAGTATAAATAAACTTGAAATATTAATCAAAATAAAAATCCATCAATTGTTGCGTTATTTTCTTTTTTATAAGGATCTTCAATATTATGTTTTTCCATATAATCATACCATTCCTGGCTCTCCCACATAGATGGCGAAACACCATTCCAAAGAGGACGCCAAAGTTCATGACTTTTGTTCAAACGACGTTCATCGACAAACTGTTTACGAAGGTTTTCATACTCAAACGATTTAAGTTCAAGCATTTTTTCACGGAAATAACAAACAATGGAAATACGCTCGGCCTTTTCATGGTTAAGCTTAATTTCAGTGTTTCCGTGAATAACTTCATGGTTGTTTACGAGGAGAAGATCGCCTGGGCGAACATTAACAGCAATTCTTACTTGCGGGAATACCAGATAACCGCCAGTGTATTCACCGTCGCCAAGAACTAGAAGATTGGACAATCCTTCATTAAGATCGCCAGCGTCTCTGTGACAGGCAGTACGAAATGATTTATTGACAGTAATTGTAGTGAATACAGTTTCTGGAACAAGATATCTTGGATCAAGTTTGTTTGCAGCTTCTTTTTGGTTCTTCCAACGCCAAGGAAGCAAATCCTTAAATCCCCTATTCAAAGATTGTAGGAAAGGATAAGATTTGGCAAACAATTCAGGATTTTTTTCTGTGTAGGAAGTCGCTCTACCATAAGGAATACGGGGATAACGGTCGTACCAACCAGCCACACCTGAAAACACAGTCTGCGCATAATTAGTATCAGAAATCCATTCGTTGAATGCTCGTTCAGCTTCAGCCTTAATCATTTCGGACGGCTTATTACTTAGACCATCAACCCACTTATCAAACCAACCAAAATAATCAGGATATTCCTTCATAACTTCGCTGCGCAACCAAACATGGCCGCGCACTTCTTCCTTGTCATTCCTGCCTTCTGCATACTTCTTACGAATAGAAGCAATGGTTTTTTTTTCGTTAGTAAATTCTGACAGATCAGCGCCATTATCAAGAAACAAATTGAGAATTTCTAATTCATAAGCATTGACCCAGTCTCTGCCACCTCTTCCTTGTGTTGCTAATACTTCTCCACGAGGACCAGCTGCAATGCCTCTATTTTGACTTTGTGTTGCTAATACTTCTCCACGAGGACCAGCTGCAATGCCTCTATTTTGACTTTGTGTTGCTGCTCCACGAAGACCTTCGTAAGCTAACTTTTGTTCTTTTTTAGAAAAGTAATTTTTACGAAACTTAAACGCGATACGGCGCTCGTCATTACCCTTCATACAATCATGACAGTCGCCTTCGCAGTTTACTCTTTGAGCTACATCACAAAGAGGAGGAAGGAAACAATCTGTGTCTTCATTAATTACAATATCATAATCAGCTTCTGTTGGAAATTTGCCCAACATATGTTCAGAATGAAATAACTGTTTTGCTACAATACGCTTAACCATAATAGTTCTCCTTGAAAAACGATATACATTATATATGTGACAATTATAGCGTAATTATGGCATTCTTATGAGATTCAATTTCTTTATCAAGAATTGACTTAATATCCGGAGGTGTCCAACCTTCCGGCTTTCTAATCTTACCGTCTTCTCGTCGAAGAACCTTGCCATCAACAAGCTTTGCCATGTTAGAACGATGTACTTCCTCGAACACCTTATCTAGTGGAATACCGTATGATACAGCAGTACCAAGAGCAATATAGATAATATCAGCAAGAGCATCTGCTACCTCAACAAGATCATTGTCGCATTCAGCATCAATATATTCTTTAAACTCTTCAGTTAAAAGTTTGCCTCTTAGCTCTCGCTCAGGCATTTCAGGCAGAGAAGGAATTTCTCCAACTCGCTGACCAAAAACAGTATGAAATTCCTTAACATCATTAAACCAATTAGTCATAAATCCACTCCGGCGGTTGACGGTTTTTCCAGCTAAACATATTAGCTTTACCAAGTTTATAATAATTACGGTAATTGATTACCGCATCTTCTGAAATAATATATTCGGGCGCCATACAAGAAGGCATCGGCGTCCAATCATATGCTTGAAGATTTTTAGGAGGAGACTGAAGCATATAAGAAAGTTCACCATAACATTTATGTGTTTTTTCGTAACGATAAGTGTATTCGTCCATGAGGGCAAAAAAATGATCAACCAACCAATCGTAATTTTGAATTGATTTGCGACACCAAATGGCCGAAGGATGGTTGATATGAGTGGCAGAATACATAACTGTTTCACGAGCATCGTAAAGAGTCCAAGCTTTAACTTTACGAGTTTTGCCAGTGTCTAAATTTAACCTAACGCCTTCAACTTCGCGACCATCAAGAACGCGATGAGCGGTTGATAAAAGCTGCGCAGATTCAAGAATCATCTTGACTACGTGCTTATCAACCATCCACCGAGCAGCTTGTAGGGGATCATGATCAATATAAAAGATATTAATGAGAGCCTCCATTTTATAAATAGATCGTTGTAACTTCACAAGGTATATTATAGTGTTTTTTGAACCAAAAGTCAAGCGTTTTTTAGATCGTTATTTAAAACTGATCGAACATTTTAAACTGCAAAAATTAGAAATATTTGAAAAACATCACATAATACCTAAATGCATGGGAGGGTCTAACGATCTTTCTAATATTATTAGACTTCCTCCGAAAGCGCATTTTTTAGCACATTATTTTTTATGCAAAGCGTATCCTGATAATAGAAAATTGAAACATGCTTTTGCTATGATGATAGTTAATAATCCATATCAATCTCGAAGATTTACTGGCGCTATGTATGAACAAGCTAAAAAAGAACGTTCTAATGCACTGAAAGGTATACCTAGACCAGATTGGGTAAAAGAAAAATTAAGAAAACCAAAACCCAATAAAGAAAATTATAAAAATCCAAAAACGAAAGAACACAAATCAGCGATCAGCATATCACTTAAAGGCAGAATCCATAAAAAAGATATATGTAAACATTGTGGATTATCTGCTTCCGTGTTCAATATAAGTCGATGGCACAATAATAACTGCAAACACAAATAATTATTTTTTCCATTTCCTCATTGCTTGATCACGATGGAACCTATTCGCCTTGTTATAAAACACAATTCCATCCAGATGATCTAGTTTATGTTGAAAAATTCTTGCAGACATACCCGTAAACTGCTTAGTTAGAGTTTCACCATTAGGAGTTCTAAAACGAACACGAATATGCTGCGGACGCTTTATTTTAACTAATAAACCCGGATAAGTCAAGCATCCTTCTTCCAAAATAACTTCTTGTTCAGAACGATGTACGATTCGAGGATTGTAACATACGAAATTTTCTGGTTCGCCTCTCATCGCAAAAATACGATAAGGAACTCCAACTTGGTTGGCCGCCAGACCAATACCATTAGAATCATACATAAATTTAACTAATTCCTTGGCAAACTCAATCGGCTCGAAAGGAGGATGAATGAAGTCAAATTCTTCACATACTTTAACAAGCGTAGGATCATCAAGTGTTACTAGTTTCATAACGTTTTTCCTTCAAAATTATATTGTTGTTTTCAACAATCCAAATTAGTTCTGTTTTTTGATCCCATCCCATTTGATTTATCAAATCAATCGGCAATGGCAAAATTAAATCGTCAGTTTCATGATCTTTCTCGACAGTAACTGTCCAATTTTTCACTGGTTCCAATGTTTTATAATCCCCGATACTATAAATAGGTTTGATATTATATAACAAGACACTATAAGTGTTCTTATAACGGCCACAATATCAGCTTCAAAATCATTATCACTTGATTTTTCACCGAGCGCCTTTGCCCAAAGTCGCCATAGTTTTATCATTTTTTTGCCTATGATATTCATTTAAAACAGGAGAAAAAAAAAATGAAAACCAATATAACGTTGGGTCAGTACTTAGCAGATAAACTAGCTTATGGTATGGGTTCTTGGTCATTCCTTATCTTTCAATCTATTATTCTTTTGATATGGGTTCTTTATAATACTGTTGCGTCAAACTCATTTGACGCATATCCATTCGTATTTTTAAATCTTCTTTTGAGTTTTCAGGCAGCTTATGCAGCTCCAATTATTATGATGTCGAATAATAGACAAGAAGATATCGACAGACAAAGAAATATCGACATATACAATCTTGAAAAAAGTCAACACGATAATATCAAAAAACTGATTATACACATAGACAAACACTTCGATTCTCTTTATGAGAAAGTAAAGAGAATCGAAGAAAAAACTAAGTAGCAATTCTGGAAAAGTTCTTGAATTTCTCAAATTTAATTATTTTTTCAAATTTATCGTAAAGTTGATCTGTTTTATGACTTATAATAAACGTATTTGTATCAGAAGTCAAGTTATTTAATATCTTAAGAAACTCTTCTGTCCCGTTAGAATCAAGCGAAGAATCCATAACTTCGTCAAGAATGAGTAAGTTAGTGGAAACTGAATTACGTAGTTTCGCAATTGCTCTCCAAGTAAACAATACTGCTAAATTAATACGCATCTTTTCGCCTTCTGAAAAGGAAGCATAAGAAAATTCATCGCGATATCGTGATTTAATAGTTTCATTAAATTCTTCATCAAGTTCAAACTGAACGAAAAAATCCATTGCACTGAGATATTTGTTGATAAGTTTGTTGATGATAGGAACATACTGCTTAATTATCTTAGCTTTAATTCCTCCATCTTTCAACATTACAGCTGCAGCTGATAATAAATTCTTTTCTTCGTTCAACTCTTTCAAATTAGATTCAATTTTTTTGAAGGATTTTTCAAACTCAACAATTTTATTATCGCCGTCGTTAGTATATTTTTCTTTAATTTGAGAAATATCACTTTTCAACTGTTTATTGTATTTTTCCAATGACTGTATATTGGTTTTGATCTTAATCAATTCCATTTCATTTGATCTAATTTCATGATTAATTTTCATTATTTGGCTTAGTTTATTATCAGCAGATTCATATTCTTCAACAAGCTTTTTGAGACCTATTTCTGTTTCGTTTATATTTTCTTCTTTTTCATTAATTTGTTTATTCCTAAACTCTTCTTCGATAGGTTGTCTACATGTCGGGCAATTTTCGTGTTTTTTAAAGAAATCAATATCTTTATTCAGAACAGCAATTTTAGCTTCAATTTGATGTCTTAATTTAGACAGTTGATTGATTTTTTTGGTAATTTTATCATTGTCTTCTACTTTATTTTGTAGTCGCTCAACTACAATATTAAGCTCGTCATACTTTTCAGTCAGTTTATTAATATTTTCAATTGTTTCTTTTATGATAATTTTCTTTTCGTTTATAATGTTTTCATTATTATTTTGAATTTCAAGCATATGTTTTTTGGTTAATTCTATTTTGGATTCAATAATTTTTCTTTCAGAATTCATTGAAGAAATTTTCTCAGAATTATCCATAACCTTAGTTTTGAGCAGCGAATTCATAGTCGTGAAAATTTGAAGGTCCAATAAATCTTCAATAATTTCTCTTCTTTGACCAGCAGATAATTGCATAAATGGAACGAAAGAAGCGCTCCCCAACACTACAACTTGACAAAAAGATTTGTAGTTCATTTTTAATATTTGTTTTTCTAATATTTCCTGGTAATCTTTCATCTCGGCAGACTGATTTAAAAGATTACCATTCATGTATACTTCAAAAACAACTGGTTTGATACCTCTGACAATTTTATAGTTATTTTTGCCAATTGAAAATTCAATTTCAGCGACTAGTTGTTTTTGATTGATGGAATTTAATAGTTGTGGCTTATTAATTTTTCTGAATGGTTTGCCGAACAAAACAAATGTAAGAGCGTCAAGAATGGTAGATTTGCCTGCTCCGTTTTCTCCAACAATCAAAGTATTATTATGAGTGTTAAGATTAATTTCAGTAAAAATATTACCTGTACTGAGGAAATTTTTCCAACGCAATATCTCAAAATTTATCATTCTATAGCTAATGCCTCATTATAAAGTTCGTTGATTTTAGCTTGTAATTTTTTCTTATCAACTGACTTGTTTTCCACAGTTTCTATATATTTGTTAAATATATCAATAGTAGATTCAGCCTCGTCAATAATATCTTGATCTTCTTCCAAATAAAGATTCATATGATCTTCAACAATTTGAAGGTCAATTGGGTTGACGTTTTGAACATTATCCACAAATTTATCAAACCAATAAAAATTTTCTTTATTTTGAACAATAATTTTTACGATACAATTTTTATATTGTGTGTAATCTATTTTAGAATTAACGAAATTTTCGTCAGCATCATTATACCAAATTTTCTTAAACATTTTATATGGATTTTCTATGAAGGTCAAAGACCTAGTTTCAGTATCAAAGATATGAAACCCTTTCGGATCATCGAAATCAGACCAAGTAAATTCTCCATGAGAACCCAAATAAAAAATAGCGCCATCAGAAGACTTATGATGATAGTGACCAGAAAAAACAAGATCAAACCTACTAAAACTATTCCTATCATCTCCATGAGAAACAATAGATCCTCTGTACATTTCAAACCCTGAAATTTCCAGATGCCCCATCGCGATTTGAGCTTTTGTTGAATTGATCTTGTCATAAGAAACTTTCCTATTATCTTCACAAATCCAAGGAATCATAAGAACTGTAGTGTCTCCAAATTCAACTTCCGTTGGAACTTTATCATATATATTAAATGGATACGAAGATGCGACTAATTCTTGAAGAGCGTTTACTGAATTGGTGTTTTTAAAATAAGTATCATGATTACCGACGATCATATGTACATCATAACCACCATTCGCCAAAGGCTCTAGAAAATCCGTTCTAAGACGAAATGCTGAATATGTGTTGGTATATTTGCGGCGATCAACAAGATCACCCAAATGGACAACAGTTTTAATTTCATTATTTTTCAAATAAGGAAAAAATACATTATCCAAAAAGATCTTAGAATTATCAAGAAACGCTATATTATCGTTACGAACTCCCCAATGCGTATCTGCAATTAAAGCAATTTTCATTGTCTCTTATTTCTCGTTTTTGGATTGATCATTTTATTTTTTGTCCAATCAATGGGTTTGGCGTTCAAATGTTTCATGATCGCCTGATTACAATAATCTCTGATTGTTTCTAATCTCAGAAGATAATTGCCTCTTTCATTTTCCATAACATCAGAAGCATTTAATTTATCTACAAGATCCAAAACATTAATCGGTATTAGATGCAAATTTTTCATTTTCAATTCCTTCTTGTTTTTCTTCATCTACCTCCGCAGTAAACTTTTCAACTCCTGATATTTTAGCCTTTTTTAGGGTGGAAGTCAACTTACTTTCAAAAGATCTTACCAATTCATTAGAATATTCATTGGATTTCAATTGAATGTTTTCATTATCGCTCCAGAGTTGATTCGTGAGATAGCTGTTTTCAAAATTTTTATGTTTGATATATGTTTGTTTCTTTTCTTTTTGAATTCGTCTTAGAAAAGCATTCCAAGCGATCTGAGTGAAATATGCGAATGGGTTATTTGTTTTATCAGGATTAAAATTATCAACAGCTGCTATACAATCATGAATGCCATCAGAAATCATATCTTGCTTATATGTATAGCCAGAAAAATTAGGTTTCTTGGCTAAATTATTACAAATCAAAAGAATAGACTGACCGATGTAATTTGTTACTTGAGGCATCTGTTCATTATTTTTAATAGCTGCAGCTAATTTTGTTTTATATTCAATTATCGATGTATAAAGAGTTTTATTATTGATATAATTTTTTGGCTTCTTTGGCTTTTTTTCAATCAGCTGTTCGTATAATTTATCAGAATTTTTCATTTTAGTCCTTTACTTTTGCAAGAATGTCAGTATAATCACTAGTGTGAATATGATAACTAATAGTTCAATGATACATTGTATAGCTTATAACTGAACTTCTCCTCATTATATATCTTAATACGTTCCATAAAGTGTAACAGTGTAAAGTTCTTTTTAGACTTCCATGAAATATCGTCAGCAATATCATACAATGTAGCTT